ACTAAATATCCATTTTTCCACATTTGTGGGAGTACATCAAAGGCTTGAGTGATTGCTGATGCGTTTAATGCTGTGGCTGTATCATTACCAATGAATACTTTACCAGAAGAGATTAGGGATTTGTCACTCGCATGAACTGGAGCTGTTTGTGATTGAGTACATAGTTGAGTGCTGATTAATGTTTCAGAGTTAGCAGCAACCAAGAACGGAGCTTGGCTAGCAGGATCAGAATCATCAGCCATTGATATAGCAACATTATGTATTCTTAATAATGTTGATTTAGAAACACCTAGATTTACAAACGATCCTAAATCTATTTCGGTTTGTTTGTAATCTGTTCCACTTGTCGTTACTTCTGCTCTGATAAAAAATGAATCACTTTTAGCCATAACTTTCGGATATCGGTGAGGTTTATTATACTAACTCTGAATTCCGGAAACAAAAGTTGCTGCAGATTTTCCGGATTTCGGAGTTTTACCGACCTATCCTTGCGCCGAAGGCGTCCAGAGGCTATATATATTCTAGCGGTTTCCGCGTATCATTAGTCTTGACTATACTGACGTTTTGGGAATAATACGCGGTATTAAACAAAAAGTGAGTATGGTTACATCTTTTTTAGCAATCGAATATATTATATATATACAATACTTCGGATAATATATGCTAAAACCAGCCGAGGGATATGGAACTACGACAGTATTCTGTCTAAATTGCGAACACACAAGTAAAATGTACGGATATTTACCGATTGCAAGACAGATATGGCATCTAAACGAAGGGTTAGAGTGCTGTAATCAACAAACAATCATAATATCACAGATGGAGGAAGAAGAATGAGAGCTACAATATCTGCAACATTAACACCAGAAGCATACAGAGTCTACAAAGAATGGTCACAAGAACGCAAAGCAAGTGATGAGATAAGTCGTGCTATGGTAGAATCCCAAGCAAGAGAGTCACTGATTCAGGCATTAACTGCTCAGAGGAATATATATAGGTCAAGAAGTGGTTCCTTTAGAAGATTAATTGAAGAAATTGATGCAGGACTTTATCAAAATCCTCAAGAAATAATGAAACATATGGAAAGAGTGTATGAAAAGTTTCCATTTATGGGTGAAGAACAGAAAACTTTGGAGGAATTTTAATGAATGAAGAAATTTTTGAAAATTATAAATATGATTTAGGATATTTTGAAGGAGTAAGAAACACATTACAAATATTTCATAGAGGATTTACTCATATTAATCATAGTAAAGATACTTCAGAACAAAAAGTTGAGTTTGTTTTAGAAGAAATCAGAAAAGAATTAGATGATGCAAGAAGAATGCACAAAGAATCAGAAAAACTTTTTTTGGAAATAACTAGATATTAAACAGTAGAGTTCATCCATAGCGCACTTAGAACAGCAACTAATCCCAACATGACCTTCCAGATAGGGTGTTTTGGGTCTGCTAATGTTTTTTCTACATCATCATTCATTAATCTGCACCTTGACTTTTATTTCTAACCATAGCCAAAGCGCCTCTCGCTGATGTTGTTTCATATTTTTCCATGTGAATCATATAATTAAGTGGTGATTCTGTTCCTGCTCTAGCAATTATGTATAAATCTTGAATAACAAAATTGTCAGGATCAACAAATGATTTGTTGTATAATGTATCTTCCATAAATGCCCATGCGATTTCTGAATTTTTTTGCCAATTAAAATTAGCTCCAGTTTCAGGTTCTGTTTTTAGAACTGCTGTAAACTCAGAATTATCAAAAATGGGTGAATCTGTACATACCTCAAATCCAACTATTCTATAACCAGTATCAAATCTACCATCATCCAAAGTAATTTTGTGTGGTAAAGAACCCCCTGTCAATGCTAATACTTGTCCCTTTGCTGTGTATTCTCCTATCTTCTTCATTTCTTACCCTTCCTAGTTTTCTTAAATGCTCTGGACATAGCCTTTAGGTTTATTTGTCCTTTCTTTGCACCTGATTTATATTTAAATTTGTTTGAATTTGTTTTGACATACTTTTGCCAAGCGTTAAGTGGACGCTTTACTTTAGTAGCTACTTTCTTTGCTGATCGTACTGATTTCTTTGCAGACTTGACCATTTGGCGCGCATCACCAAACAATTCGTACATTTCTTCGAGCGTTCCTTCTACTTTAACCATCAGTTTAACCTCACTGTTGGCTTAATGCTAGTGCAACGCTGTTTGCTTGTGTAGCTGCTTCTAGTGTGCATTCCATAACTATACTGCATGTAGCTTCTGCGTTTAATCCGATGTTCGCTTCTACTCCCCAAAATAATGAATCAACTCCTACTAAATATCCATTTTTCCACATTTGTGGGAGTACATCAAAGGCTTGAGTGATTGCTGATGCGTTTAATGCTGTGGCTGTATCATTACCAATGAATACTTTACCAGAAGAGATTAGGGATTTGTCACTCGCATGAACTGGAGCT